CTGGATTTTATCCTGGGTTGATGAATAGTTTTTCATATTTCTATAATGGTGTAGATTTGTTCAAAGACTATTCGGACGCAGAAATACAATCAGCGGTAAATGATAAATTACAACTATTCAATTTTCCTAACTCATCCATTTCTGCCAAAGAAGGGGGTAAAAACTTAACCTTGAAAACATGGTCAATTCTTTTACCGAGTACATTGAAAGACGCATCAACTTCTCTGAATACTTGTTTATTACCTCCAACAAATAACCAAACTACCTCTACATTAGAGAAATATTTTATTGTTCCATCATTCGGAATTAACGTAAATCAAACGAAATCTCAATGTTTGAATAACCCAACTGTACCACAACAAACTGTTGAACCAATTGTGAATAATAACTCAATGTACAATGGTTCCGTCAGAACACTTTGGGCGGCGCCAAACTATGGGTACTTCAATTCTAACGTGTTGAAAAAACCTGAACCTGATGAATACTTTACAACGATATTTCCAGATACTGCTGACCAATCCCCAATTATATTAAATTCATCATTAAAGTATTCTAAGATAGAGGAGATATTTGGTGTCTTCGACAGGAGGGAATTGAATTTGATGGAAAAAGAATTTTTGGAATTTTGTAGACCCGCCTCATCTGTAAAATACCAAAGAGTGAAGTCAGGTGATGGGGCTTTCATAATTGACATAGACGTAAATTTCAGAAATTTTCAAATATTCTTGAGGAATAATATGTTGGTCGAAACAAACCAATCTGCTCAAAATCAAATTGAGTTTTATAAAAAAGCGATTGAGATTCAATATGCAAATTTCAAAAACAACATCAAAAATTTGATGGAATATGATGTTTTACTTAAAAACGGAAATCCATCAAAATTCAACAGAAGAGTTTTTAACTCTTTTTTACAAACACCAGGGTTCGAAAGACCAATTGTTTTCAAGCCATATGTAAAGGGAAGTTTACCAACAAGTGGAGGTACAACTACACTCGTACAATCTCAAACAACATATCCGAGAGAGTGGGCAGCACTTAAAACAGAAGTAGGATTTTCTACAATATCTGGTTTGAGTTATTCAAATAACGGTTCTTATATAACAGATTTCTTTGTTGACAATGATATTGAGTTCAGTGTAAATAATATCACCTTACTATATCAAATAATAAAAATTTACGCAACTCAAAAATTGAAAAACCCATCTTTGGTTTCCTCAACTTTCAAAAATAGTTTACAAACCTTTTTAGGAAACGAGACAGATTTACAAAATCAATTTTTGAATGAAGTTATTTCAAATGTCAAAAACCAAATTAAAGAAATACCAACACCTGTTGAACAAAATATAAGAAGTACATTGTCAGGGACTCAAGGTAAAGCTGAGTTGTATAACTTGTTTAGAGCACTTAATGATAAGTGGATTGCCGGTACTGATTATGTATCAAAAACATTGTTTGAAGACTTTTTGTTTTTGGATAGAGCTTCAAGAAATATTGGAGATACAATTTTAGTTGACATCTTCGCTGTAAAAAATCTAATTAACAGAAATGCACTGAACGAACAAATGAGTGTGTACACTTTATTAAGTGGTCTACTCATCCAAAATAATTTTACAGTAATGCCATTACCGGCTTACGTGAATTATTACAACGTTTTAAATGTTGATGGTTCTGTAACACCAAACACAGAGAGTATTAAGAATTTTGGAAATAACCTATGGGGTACCTTTACCACTGTAGATTATAGAAACTCCACACCCAAAATGGTTTGTTTCTATGTGGGTAAACCATCAGAACAATTACCACTTCCAAGACAGATTTCTGGATATGGAGACGACGGATTTGATATTCGAAACCCAAACAACCCTTTGATTGAAAACCAACAAGATAAACAAGATTGGAATTATTCCAATAAGGTGGTTGGATTTACTGTTGACATTGGAATTAGAAACCAAAATGTCTTTCAAAATTTTTCAGTTTCTCAAGATACAGGAAAGGCAACTTCGGAAGCAATTGCGGCTTTGATTGCAATGACCGACCAAACAAACACAAGGAATGTAGCAACTCAAAATGCTAGTCTATACAATTTGTATAAACGTAGAAGTTATCAGTGTGACGTGCAGTGTTTGGGTAATGCTCTCATACAACCTACGATGTATTTTAATTTGAGACACGTCCCGATGTTCTATGGTCCGTACATGATTACTGAGGTTACTCACACAATAACTCCAGGAGATTTTACAACAAATTTCAAAGGGGTAAGACAAGGATATTTTGATTTTCCACAGATTGACAATTTCATACAGAAAATAAATCAGAACCTTCTTAGTAAAATAGAGGCTCAGATTTTCCAACAAAGCGACCAAAAAAATAACTTACCAACAAGTCAACAGGCAATAGAAAACAATATTATAGTCAACACTACATCGGTACAGTCTGCCGCTGAAGAGGCTTGTTATAATAACAGAGCACCTCAATTTTCAACTTACATAACACAGGCCTTGGGTCTAACACAACGTTCTCAAAATGAATTAGCTGATGATATCAAACGTAAATTCCCGACCAACCAACAATTACAAACCCTTGTTTATATTCTCTCATATGTAAGGACGTATTCAACTCCAGGAAAACAGGGTGGTAATTTCCAATCTGCAAATTGGAATTTCGCTGATATTACATTGGATAAATCCTTACCTGGTAATACCGTACAAAACATACAACAAGGATTTTACACTTGTAAAAAAGTTCAAACAGCAGACGGAAAAGGGTTGTCATTGCCAACGGCTAGATTTGTCTCGGTGGACAAGTATTTGGATTTTATGGGGGCACTTTTGACTGCAAGAGTTTCACAAATCGTTCAAGGTTATATTATACAATATTATTGTACAGAGTTTCCATCATCGAATATAAGTCTTGAGTATTATCAGAAAAACCAACAATCAATAGATAATAGATTCAAAACAATTTTTGAACAAGCCGTTGACAGCGCCAAATCATTAGGTTTCAAAACAGATTTTCCTGTTTTACCACCTTCACAATCAGGTACTACTAACAACTTGAATACCACAACTGCAGCACCATTATGTCCCACAACCACATTAACATCTGTGACACCATCTGACGGTAAGCCTGGTACAATAGTTACCTTAGATGGAACATACATGCAATATATAAGAACAATAGAAATTGGAGGAGTTCCTTCAAATCTATGGACAAGAGCCGAACCTTCTACATATCAGTTAGTTTCATCGACAAGGGTCAAGTTTTCTATTCCATCAATTCCATCAATAACTACACCAACGAATTTGAACATAAGAGCTATAACAACCACAAGTGGTCCTAATGGAATAATACTCCCAATAACCTTCACCTTTATCCCAAGTTAATATATTTATATAAAAAGTATTTTATGGACTTGAAATCAAAATTGAATGCTTATTTAGGAAAAAACATTAGGTATTCAGAGCAAGACAACGGTGATGGAACGAGAGAGGTTTGTGACTTAGATACAGGTGAGTGTTACGTTGTAAGGGACAGAGATGGTCTTATTGAAAGAGCCGGCCACCAACACATGGCAAATAGAAAAGTTAAAGTTGAAACCGTTCACGGTATAAAACAATTATTAAACGGTTAATCAAATGAGTTTAGATAAGAAAATTTTAAGTGAAATCGAAAGATATAGAAATATCAACAAATATATAATGGAACAAGATGCTGCAGCTGACCCATTAGGGGCACCTCCACCACCCGCTGCGGCACCAGACGCTGCGGCACCAGCGGCACCGGCTCCAGCGGCGGCAGCCCCTGAAGCACCTAAGCCAGAACCATTAGATGTTGAGGCTGACCCCGATGTGGAAAAAATTGATGATGAAGGAAAATCAGAGGATAAGAAGGGAGATGAAACTGAAGAACTTGATGTGACAGAACTTGTTACTTCTCAAAAAAATGTTGAACAAAAACAAGAGGAGTATTTTGATACATTATTTAACCAGCTCGGTAACTTGGAAAAGAAACTTGGGGAAATGGACCAAATAATGAACAAACTCAATAGTTTGGAAAATAAGATTGAGAGATACAGAGAAAAAACTCCACAAGAGAAGTTAGAGTTGAGAACTTATGACTCATATCCTTATAACCAAAAACTATCTGATTTTTTTGACGACAAGAAAGAAGAGATGGAAAAAACAGGAAAACATGATTATATTTTAACTTCGGACCAAGTGGTTGATATGAATGTGAATGATGTTAAAAACTCATTCCAACCAGGACAAAATCCGACAGATAATTTTGAATTCAAAAGATAATAAAAGGGACTGAAAAGTCCCTTTTCAATTTGACATATAGGGTAAACCCAATTATATTTAATAAACAATCTAAATTTTAAACTATGAGTAATGTATTAGACGCCGTATTGGCACAGTATGAAAAATCACAACAAGGGGGCGGGGCCCAATCAAGAATGTCGCAAGACGAAAGAATGAAAAAGTATTTCGCTTTAATCCTTGGTGATAAAGAGAAATCAGGTCAGAGAAGAGTAAGAATTCTTCCTACCGCAGATGGTTCCTCACCATTCAAAGAGGCTTGGTATCACGAAATCCAAGTAGGTGGTCAATGGCAAAAGTTCTACGACCCAGGAAAAAATGACAACGAACGTTCACCTTTAAATGAGGTTTACGAAGAGTTGATGTCAACAGGAAAAGAATCCGACAAAGAGTTGGCAAAACAGTACAAGTCACGCAAGTTCTACATCGTGAAAGTTATCGATAGAGATAACGAAGCGGACGGACCAAAGTTTTGGAGATTTAAACACAACTACAAGAATGAGGGTATCTTAGACAAGATTATTCCAATTTGGAGAAACAAAGGTGATATCACGGATGCAGAGAAAGGTCGTGACCTCATTATTGAACTTGCAAAATCTAAAACTCCAAAAGGTAAAGAATATACTACAGTTTCAGCAATTATGTATGATGACCCATCTCCAGTTTCTGCAGACGCAGACCAAGCAAAAGAATGGTTGTCAGATGAATTGAGTTGGACTGATGTTTACAGTAAAAAACCTGTTGAGTACTTAGAAGCAATTGCTGAGGGTAAAACACCTAAGTGGGATAACGAAAAAGGTGGATATGTTTATGGTGATGATGAAGTTTCTGAAACCTCTATGGGTGGAAGTAAACCTTCAAAAACCGTAGACCCACAAGCAGACGCAGCGGCTGATGAAGATTTACCATTCTAATTTATAACCAAGGGCGGTGATGAACCGCCCTTAATTTTATTTTATGAGTTTCAAAGTACAAGAACAACCAAAAAAAATCTACGAAGCAGTTACCTTCGAATTTAAATTGGAAGATGGAGATGGAAATGTTTATCATTTGAGAAAATGGGAAGATGGTAATGGTGGGGGATTTTATATTAACAATAATGGAACATGGGAAGATTTTTATCCCGAAGACGACCTTCTCGATTTAATTGATTACGACTTAGACTTTTAACTATGGCAATTAAGAAAAACGATTTTAGTAATTTAAAGAAGAAATTTTCCACTTCTGCAAAATATAAACCTCAAAGGTTCCTTGATTTAGGTCAAGACTTTTTAGATGCAGTTGGACTCCCAGGGCCAGCGATTGGACACATTAATATGTTTCTTGGTCACTCCGACACAGGTAAAACAACTGCAGCAATCAAAGCCGCAGTTGATGCTCAAAGGAAAGAAATTCTTCCAGTCTTCATCATTACCGAACAAAAGTGGAGTTTTGACCACGCAAAACTTATGGGTTTCCAATGTGAGGAAGTAGTAGACACCGAGACAGGAGAAATGGATTGGGATGGGTTTTTCTTATTCAACAATAACTTTAGTTATATCGAACAAATTACAGACTATATAAATCAACTTTTGGATGCTCAGGAAAAGGGGGAATTAAATTATAGTCTTTGTTTTATTTGGGACTCTGTTGGTTCTGTACCCTGTAAGATGACATATGAAGGTAAAGGTGGTAAACAACACAACGCTTCAGTTCTGTCAGATAAGATTGGTATGGGAATTAATCAAAGAATTTCAGGTTCTAGGAAAGCTGATACCGATTACGAAAACACTCTTATTATAATTAATCAACCATGGGTTGAACTTCCTGACAATCCATTTGGACAACCGAAAATCAAAGCGAAGGGTGGAGAATCCGTTTGGTTAAACTCATCCCTTGTATTTTTGTTTGGAAATCAAAAAGGTGCTGGTACAACAAAGATTACTGCCACCAAAGACAAAAGAACTGTAAAGTTTGCAGTCAGAAGTAAAATTTCGGTGATGAAAAACCATATAAATGGGCTTGGATATGATGATGGAAGAATTATTGTAACACCACACGGATTTCTCGCTGGTAAAGATTCCGCTGAAGAAAAAGTCTCTATTGAAGCATACAAAAAAGAATATGCGGATTACTGGAAAGATATCATAGGTGCTGAAGGCGATTTTACATTGACAGAAGAAAAAGAAGATTGAGTAACCCTTAAAAGAGGTTTGTGACGAAAACATTATTAGTCGACGGAGACAATTTATTTAAAATAGGATTTCACGGGGTTAAGGACCTTTTTACGGACGGTTCTCACATAGGTGGGGTATATCACTTCATCAATACACTTAGACGATTCTTGGAGGAGCACAATCACGATAAAGTGGTTGTATTTTGGGATGGTGATTCAAATTCATCAATAAGAAAATCTATCTATCCTCAATATAAGGGTAATCGTCGACAAGATATGAATGAGTACAAATACGAGTCTTACTTGCAACAAAAGGCAAGAGTAAAGATGTATTTGGAGGAGGTCTACATCCGACAGGTGGAAATGGTAAACAATGAAGCCGATGATTTGATTGCTTATTACAGTCAAGTAGCAACTGATGAAAACATAATAATTTTTTCAGCAGATAAAGACCTCACTCAATTAATAAATGAAAGAGTAACAATCTATTCACCCGTATCTAAAAAGTATTTCAAAAACGGGGACAAGATTTCAATTAACAAAGTGGAAATACCACACCAAAATGTGACGGTATGTAAAGTTTTTACAGGTGATAAATCAGACAATATCGATGGTATTGAAGGTTTAGGTGAAAAAACTCTTATCAAACTTTTCCCTCAGATGCTGACTAAGTCCTGCACTATCGATGAAATATTAGATAATGCACGAAATATCGAGCAGAAAAAACCTATCAAAAGTTTATCAAATATTTTGACTGGTAAGACCAAAAGCGGTATACTTGGAGAACAGTTCTACTCTATCAACAAACAAATAGTGGACCTCAACTCCCCTCTTATAACTGATGATGGTAAACAACTTGTAGAACAAATTCATACCGATACAATTGACCCCACAGACCGTGGATATAAAAACTTGATGAGACTTATGATGGAGGACGGTCTCTTCAAATATCTCCCCAAGAACGATGAAGCTTGGGTAAACTTCCTAAAACCCTTCTTAAAATTAATTAGAAAAGAAAAACGAAACACTAAAAACAAATGAAAAACATGAAAGAACAAGAAATCACCAAGATGGAGTTTCTTTTGACTCTCAACGAAAACATTGTAGTACAAAGATACTTCAATGTTAAAGGTTACAATCCTGATGCGAAAAGCTCAATTGAGTTTTATGAGTTCATCAAAGACTTGAAAGATGAATTACATTATTACCTCAAAATGAAAACAGTTGTTTATATGATGGACAATATGGAGGCAATCAAACATGACCCAAAAATTATGGAAACTTCTTTCACTGATGGACCTGAAGTATTCAACATTTATGTTAAAGTGGGAGACCAGACAATTTGTCATAGAATTTTCGATGGTAAAATATTTCCTCCAAAAGTTCGTTATACGGTGGACGTAAGACCATATTTGAAAGATGTTTTGAAAAGTTTGACTGACATTTTTTCATCTGAAGAATTAAATTATCAATACTGCGAATTTGATTTGAGGGACTAATATTTAATAAATAGAGGGGATATATTTCGGAGTTATGAATAAGAATTTTGACTACTTAGGCAACACATTTCAGATACAATTACTGAACCAAATTATAGAAGATAAAGACTTCGCATCATCCATTATGGATGTTATTGAGAGTTCTTACTTCGATAACAAGTATTTCAAAATTATTATTCAATTAATCAAAGAGTATTATAAGAAGTTTGAGGCTACTCCGAATTTTGAGACTTTGGAGCAACTTATCAGAGCCGAAGTTACACAAGAATTTGTTGCCAAGATAGTTCTCGACACACTCAAACAAGTCAAAGACGCACCATTCGAAGGTTCACAGTTTGTTCAAGAAAAAGCGCTCAAGTTTTGTAAACAACAAGAGCTTCAGAAAGCTATGGACAAAGCCCAAAAAATTATTACAGAGGGTGACTTTGAGTCCTACGATAAAGTGGAAGGTTTAGTCCGTGAAGCTTTACAAGTTGGAGAAGTTGAAAAAAATGTTTCTGATATCTTCACTGGTTTGGAAACAGTATTGGAAGAAGACTATAGACACCCAATTCCTATGGGAGTTGCTGGTATTGACAAACTATTAAAAGGTGGATTAGCCAAAGGTGAAATTGGGGTCATACTTGCACCCACAGGTGTTGGTAAGACCACAATTTTAACCAAGATTGCCAACACCGCTTTCAATATGGGATATAATGTTCTTCAAATTTTCTTTGAGGACAATCCGAAAATAGTTCAAAGAAAACACTTCACAATTTGGACTGGTATTGCACCCGACGAATTAGCTAACCATAAAGAAGAAGTAATGTCCAAAATTGTCGAGATACAAGAGACAATGAAAAACAAACTTGTCTTAAAGAAACTTGCATCTGATACGGTTACCATGAACCAAATCAAAAATCAAGTTAGAAAGATGATTGCTGACGGAACTAAAATCGATTTGATTTTGTTGGACTACATTGATTGTGTTCTTCCTGAACAATCTGCAAAAGACGAGTGGAAAGCTGAGGGTTCTGTAATGAGAGCATTTGAAGCCATGTGTCATGAATTAAATCTTGTCGGTTGGACTGCAACTCAAGGTAACAGAAGTTCAATTTCTTCCGAAGTTGTAACTACAGACCAAATGGGTGGTTCAATTAAGAAAGCGCAAGTCGGACACGTAATCATCACAGTTGCAAAAACACTCCAACAAAAAGAGTTGAACTTAGCAACTATAGCCATCACAAAATCCCGTTTGGGTAAAGACGGA